AAACCCTAGAAAAAGAACTAAGACAATCTATCAATGGTATTTATGCTATGTCAGATGACCGAGAGGCACAAAAACTAATTGATTTTGTAAATGATAATAAGTTTAAAGCATCTAAAAAAGACCAAGTAAATAAAGCTATCCAAACATTACAATCTAAGTTTGCAACAGATCGTGCTGGAGAGAATATGAAACGATATGCTGGTCAGATACTAAATGACTCATTAAGAGACTTTGATGCTACATTAAACTTTAACAAAGCAAATGATGCTGGTTTAACTTATGTCAAATATTATGGAGATGTAATACCTACGACAAGAGAGATTTGCAGAAATATGATAAATGGAGTATATAACAAAAGGGAAAGTGGACTTTTCACAATTGATGAAGTCAAACAAATCTGGGCTAGTAGAAGTTGGTCAGGTAAGAAATCTGGCGACCCTTTAGTAGTTCGAGGTGGATATAATTGTCGGCATCAATGGTCTTATGTCAATCCTGATTGGTATGACAGTAAAGGCGAACTAATAATATAACTATAGGAGAAAACAATGTCCGAAGAACAAGTAAAACAAAATGAAACTACTGAAGCTGTAGAAAATACAGAATCAGAAAATAAATCAGAAACTAAAACTTTCACACAAGATCAGCTTAATACTATTATTGAGTCTAGAATCATGGCTGAAAGAAGAAAATACGAAAAGAAAATTCAGGAAGAAGAACAACAAAAATCTGAATTGATTAAACAAAAGCAATTAGAAGAAGCTAAATCTAAACAAGAACTTGAAAAGATTATGCAAGAACGATTAGCAGAAAAAGATCAAGAACTACAAAGATTTAGAGATGAAATCAAAAAAGAAAAAGTTGATAAATCTATTCTATCTGTTGCATCAATTAATAAAGCTATCAACCCAGAACAAGTTGTTTCTTTACTAAAATCAGAAATACAATTAGCTGATGATGGTAGAACAGAAATAGTTGATAATAATGGAAACATAAGATATAACTCAAAAGGACAACCTTTAACGATTGAAGAAAGAGTTAAAGAATTTTTAGATAGTAACCCACATTTCCGTCAAGGGTCTCTGTCTGGTACAGGAAGCCAGAGTGCTATCGGTGGTAATAGCCAAAAACCCAGAACAATAGGCGACTTGGATTTGAATAATCCTGCTGATAGAAAAGTTTATGCAGAAATGCGTAAAGCTAGAAGTGGGTTTAAACTCAATCCTAAATTAACAATTAACAATTAACTAATAGGTAAATAAAATGGCAAACGAAACAACTAGTTCAACATTGTCGGAATTATATACAGAGATTATCCAAGAAGCGATTTTCACTTTTCAGGAAACTTCTGTAATGAGACCACTTGTTACTACATACAATATAACTGGACAAGGTAAGCAAATCGCTGTTCCTGTATATCCAGTTGTTAGTGCATCTGCAGTAGCAGAAGCAACTGACTTATCAAACACAGCAATCAACCCAACAGAAGCTACTATAACTGCATCTGAAGTTGGTGTAATGACAACTCTAACTGACTTAGGTAGAGATTCTGCATCAAGAGATGTTGCGGCTGATGTAGGAAGATTATTTGGAGAAGCATTAGCTAAAAAAGTAGATAGTGATTTAGCTGGTTTATTCGCTTCATTCGCAACTGGTAATGACTTAGGTGCGGCTGGAACTGAATTAACTGCTGACTTACTTTTAAAAGCTGAAGCTACTTTAAGAGCATTGAATGTACCAAGACCTTACTATGGTGTGTTCTCTCCAAAAGCTATGTTCAACTTGAAAAAATCTTTAACAAATGCTGGTTATTCAACTGGTGCAAATGCTATGAGTGATGTTGCAAATGAAACATTAAGAAATGGCTATGCTGGTACAGTATTTGGAATCGATTTATTTGAAAACGCAAACATAGCGGCTGACCAATATGATGATGCTGTAGGTGGTGTATTCCATCCACAATCATTAGGTCTAGCTATGAAAGCTGACTTCTCAATCGAGACTCAAAGAGATGCTTCTTTAAGAGCAACTGAGATCGTTGGAACTATGACTTACGGAACTGGAGTTATCAAAGATGACTATGGTTGCCAAGTTACAACTGACGCGGCTCTTTAATAATTAGAGTTATTAGGTGGGGGAGAAATCCCCCACTTATCAATTAGGAGATTTTATTATGACAAACTTTACTGGTTTAAATGTAATCACAACAAGTGATGTAACGAATTATCAGCCTGACGCATTTGACTTTGGAATAGCAACAGGAGACTCACAAACAACTTTCTTTTTAGCACAAACAACAAACGATATTTTAAGAGATTTAAGAATTAGATGGTGGCAAACCTATAAGCAAAATGTATTTACAGATATAACAATTTTAAACACAGTAGAATTAGAAAACGATAAAGTTAATTTAGATCAGTTTAAAAGGGCTGGTGTATATTTATTCTTAGGTAAATTCCTATGTCCAGCATTAGCTAAATTTAGACCAGAAACTGAAAAAGATAGATTTGAAAGAATGTCAGAACATTACATGAGTCAATACAATGTTGAGTTTCAAAAAATATTAGAAGATGGTGTAGAATATGACTCTGATGATAGTGGTACAATATCTGTTGCTGAACGAGAAAATTTACACGGCTATAATAGATTGCAGAGATAATGGCTGTAGATTTAAAGATAAAATCTAACTCCAAAGAGATAAGTCAAAAGTTTAAAAGGCTACAATCTAAACTTCCAAGAATAATTGATAAAGGTGTTAAACAAGGTGGTTTTCAATTATTAGATATTATCAGAACTAAAACACAAAAAGGTATTGATTTTAACGATAGTCCTTTTGCACCATATTCTGAGGGTTATTTAAAAAGATTAAATCGTGAGGGTAAGAAAACAGCAGTAGATTTATTCTATACTGGTAGAATGTTAGGAAGTTTAGGAACTAAAAAAACAGGCAAACATAAAGTTTCATTAAGTTTCAATAATGCAGAAATGAGACAAAGAGCATTATTTAATCAAGTATTAAATGAACCAAAAAGAAAATTTTTTGGCTTTAATAAACGAACAGAAAATATTATACAGAAAACATTTAATAGATTTGTAGAAAAAGAATTAAGGAAGTTTAGAATATGAGTGTAAGAGAAAATATAGCATCTGAATTACTATCGACTATTTCAGCGATTAGTAGCCCAGCAATTAAAAAGGCTACAAGACAACCATTTATATTAGATGAATTATCTGAACAACAATATCCAGCAGTAATAGTACAAACATCAGAAGAAAATAGAGATGATGCTGAATTAGGCTCTGGTGCTAGAACTAGAACAGGTACTATTGATTTTGTTATATTAGGCTTTGTTAAAGGTGCAGAGTCCAATATAGATACCAAAAGAAATGAATTAATAACAGCTATTGAAACTGCAATAGAAACTGATATTACTCGAAATGGTAACGCACTTGATTCGGAAGTTATCCAAGTAGAAACTGACGAGGGTAGTTTATTTCCTGTTGGTGGAATAAGAATGACGATTAGGTGTATGTACGAATATCAAGCTGGAACACCATAGGAGTAAAACATGAATGAAAAATTATTAAATAAGATACTTAAAAAAGTAGATCAGATAGAAAAAATGCACGATAAGGAATCTATCCTTTGTGAAGAAGTAAAAGACTTAATTGAAGAAATTAAAGAAAACTCATTAGAAGATAATCAAACTTGGGAAGAAGAAGATTTAGATGATGAGGAGTTTGAGGAAGATGAGGAAGATGAAGACTTTATTGACGAGGAAGAAGATAAATAGTAAAAGGTAATATGGCTAAAGATATTAAATTATATAAAAATAATTCAGAGATAATTATTAATGAAACAAATCTTGAACATTATCTAAGACTAGGATATAAGCAAGAACAAGAAATCAAACCAAAAATTAAAAAGGATAAAAAGACATGGCAACACATCACGGAAAAGAAGGAGTTGTAACAGTTGGTGGAAATGAAATGGGCGAAGTTACTTCGTTCACTTTAGAAACTACTGGAGATGTTGTAGAAGATACAGCTTTAACTGATGCTACTAAAACATTTTTAGCTGGTAGAACTTCATTCTCAGGAACAATTGAAATGCACTTTGACGAAGCTAGTACTCAACAAGAAAGTTTAACTGCTGGTTCATCTATCGCATTTGTTTTATTACCAGAAGGTAATGCAACTGGAGACGCAAGTTATTCTGGTACTGGTATTATTACTGGTATGAGTATTAACAACTCAATGGATGCAATCGTTTCAAGAACTGTAACATTTCAAGGAACTGGTGCTTTAACTGTAGGAACTGTATAATCTAATTTATGTCAGTTTTAGATCATGCTCGTTCTCATTTTGAGAATATAGGTGTTCAATCTATAGAAGTTCCTGAATGGAAAGATGAACATGGAAAGCCAAGTATTATCTATTGGAATCCAATAAATCTTTACGAAAAAAATATTCTATTCAAAAAATCTGGTAATATGTCAGATGTAAGTATTCTTGCTGACATTCTTGTAATGAAAGCCTTAGACAAAGATGGAAATAAAATATTTAAACCAGAAGATAAAATGGCTTTAATGTATAAAGTAGATTCGGATGTCGTAGCAAAGATTGCCAATGCTATGGTTCAAAATCTCACTCCTGAAGAAGTAAAAAAAAACTAAACTCAACACCTGAATTAAAAAATTTACTTATCCTTGCTGATAGGTTAAAAATAACTTTATCTGAACTTTTAAAAATGGAAGTTTGGGAGTATAATCATTGGCTTGGTTATATGATGATTGAACAAGAGGAACATGAATCAGCTATGAGGAAAGCAAAACACAGATAATGGAAC